ATGACGAAACACCGAGCAGACAGACCAGACAAACAGGAAACGGCGGACGAGCAGATCGTCCGGATGTTTGCGGCGCTGAGCCGGGAAGAAAAACAGCAGTTTCTTACTTTTTTTGAAAGCGCTCTAAAAACGCGATCATGGCCTGCTTCAGATCATCGTCAGCATGAGAAAGAAGTTCCCTGAGTCTCGTGTCGAGCGGATCCTCCTCGTCGGACGGCGCGCCGGCGGGGAGTTTTTTTTCATCCGTTGCACCGGTGAGGTAGGCGGGCGTCGTGCCAAGCGCGGCGGCGACGATCTGAAGCTGGTCGGCGCTGGGCTCGGATTTGCCGGCCTTCCAGTCCTGGCATACGGTTGGCGTGCGGCCAATGCGGCGGGCGATGGATGCTTTGGTCACGCCTGTCTCATGGATCAGCGATTCAAATCTGCTATAAATAAACAAAACAGCCACCTCGCAGTTGTGCAAAATAGAGAATCAAACAAAAGTGCGACACACTCCCCTTGACAATCGTATATTAATGCGATATATTCAGAGGGCAGATGCGGAGAACGCGGCGGGCCGGGAGAAACTGGGTCTGCCAGACATGAAAAAGAGCGGCGCCGCAGCCGGAGATTCAAACAACTTTATTGTATCCGGCGCGGCGCGTTTTGTCAACCGCGTATCGCATAAAAATATGATTTTGGTGACCGATGATTCAATCGACAAGAGTCATCTGCGGTTACTTGGGGAGGTGCAGGAGGATGATGCGCAGCTGCGTCTGCCGGTGGTGCGGCGAGGCCGTTACGGAGGCGGACGAGCGGTATGAGGCGATGGACGGCACGGCGGTACATGCGGCGTGCATGGAGGAGTTCCTGCTGGAAACGGTGGGGGTGGAGGCGCTGGCGGCGCGAGCGGGGTATGAACACAGACGGGAGGTGGAGATGGATGCAGAACGGGGAGAAGGGCTTTGAGCCGGTATGGTGCCCGTTTTACCGGGAGGACAGCGGCAGGAGCATTTACTGCGAAGGAATCACGGACGAAAGCTTTCTGCGGCTGACGTTCGCTTCAGGCCGGGCGAAGCGGCAGCAGATGGAGATTTTCTGCAGGACGAAAAACTGCGGAAAATGCGAACTCTATACCGCCATCAATGCGAGGTATGCGGATGACTGAGGAAAAGGCCGGAAAGGCACGCCGGGATCCCATTGAAAAGGCGTCCGGAAATCTGGAAAAGGCGCTGGAAACGATCTCGAAGCGGCTGCTGGATCAGATCAAGGACGGCGAAACGCCGAGCAAGGAGTTGGGGGAATTGGCGAAGGTGATGAAGCAGGCGGTCGAGATCCGGCAGGAGCTGCAGGAGGAACGCGGCGGACAGGAAACGGGCGTGCGCGTGGTATTTGAGCGGGAAGCGGAGGAATTTTCAGGATGACGGAACTGCGCATCGGCGTGCCGAACGAGAAGCAGAGGCGCTTTTTGCTGGACCGGCACCGGCACATCGCTTACGGCGGGGCAAGAGGCGGCGGGAAAAGCTGGGCGGTGCGTACGAAGGCGAAGCTGCTGGCGCTGCGGTACGCGGGAATCAAGCTGCTGATCGTGCGCAGGACACTGCGGGAATTGCAGAACAATCACATTGACCCGCTGCGGCAGGATTTGGCGGGGATTGCAAAGTATAAGGCGTCTGACAAGCGGTTTGAATTTCCAAATGGATCGACGATCACGTTCGGCTACTGCGCGTGCAACGGCGATATGGGACAGTACCAGGGCGCAGAATACGACGTGGTGTTTCTCGACGAGGCCGGGCAGCTGCAAAAGGCGTGGATCGACGCAATCAACGCCTGCGTGCGCGGGACGAACGGGCTGCCGAAGCGGACGTATTACACGCTGAACCCCGGCGGGCCGGGGCATGGGTATTTTAAGCGGCTGTTCATTGACCGCCGGTTCGAGACGGGCGAGGAGCCGGAAAATTACAGCTTTGTGCAGGCGCTGGTGACGGACAACCGGGCTTTAATGCGGCAGCAGCCGGAGTATCTGAAGCAGCTGGAGACACTGCCGCCGAAACTGCGCGAGGCGTGGCTGTACGGGTCATGGGATGTGTACGAGGGACAGTTCTTTGAGGACTTCCGCGATGCGCCGGAGCATTATCAAGACCGGCAGTGGACGCATGTGATCGAGCCATTTACGCCGGATAAGGGATGGACAGTCTGCCGGAGTTATGACTTCGGGTATGGAAAGCCGTTTTCCTGTGCATGGTGGGCAGTTGACTACGATGGAGTTATTTACCGCATTCTGGAACTTTACGGGTGTACGAAGACGCCGAACGAGGGCGTCAAGTGGACGCCGGACCGGCAGTTTGCCGAGATCCGGCGGATCGAGACGGAGCATCCGTGGCTCAAGGGCCGGGAGATTACAGGCGTGGCGGACCCGGCGATCTGGGACGCTTCACGCGGGGAAAGCGTGGCGCAAACGGCGGCGCGGTACGGCGTGTATTTTACGCCGGGCGATAACGAGCGCATCGCGGGCTGGATGCAGTGCCATTACCGGCTGCAATTCGACGAAAACGGGTACCCGCGCATGTATGTGTTCAAAAATTGCAGGGCGTTTATCCGGACGGTGCCGCTGATGCTGTATTCGCAGACGCGGCCGGAGGATCTGGACACGGCGATGGAGGATCATGTGTGCGACGAATGGCGGTATTTCTGTATGTCGCGTCCGGTGAAGCCAATGATGCAGGCGCAGACGGCGGCGGTCTGGTCAGACCCGCTGAACCAACTGAAATAAGGAGGAAGCAATGGAGGTACGGACAACAGGTGTCCCCGTGATCGGGGAGCGGGAACTGCGGAGGGCGGCGGACATTCTGCGCCGCTACAAGCAGGGCAAGCAGAATCTGGAACGGCGCATCATCGCCGACGAGGACTGGTGGAAGCTACGGCAGTGGCGGCAGTTTTCGGACAAGGGCAATCCGAACGATGACCGGCCCGCGTCCGGGTGGCTGTTCAACGTCATCATGGGCAAGCATGCCGATGCGGTTGCGGCCTATCCGGGGCCGGTCATCCGCCCGCGGGAACCGGACGACCGGCAGGAGGCGCAGATGCTCTCGTCAATCATTCCGTGCATTTTGGAGCAGAACGATTTTGAAGAGGTCTACTCCGATACCTGCTGGCAGAAGATGAAGCAGGGTACAGGCGTGTGGGGCGTGTACTGGGACCAGGAGAAGCTTGGCGGACTGGGAGATATTTCGATTCGGCCCGTGAATGTGCTGAACCTGTTTTGGGAGCCGGGCGTAACGGATATCCAGAAGTCGCAGAATGTGTTTTATCTGGAACTGGAGGACAATGAGACGCTGCTGGCGGCGTATCCGCAGCTGGCGGGAAAACTCGGCGGGAGCAGCGTGGTGCTTTCCCGTTACCGGACGGACGATGCGGTAGATCTTTCGGAAAAGACGCTGGTGGTAGATTGGTATTACAAGAAGCGCGTGGGCGGAAGGAGCGTGCTGCATTACTGCAAGTATGTGGGCGAGACAGTCTTGTACGCGACGGAGAACGACACGTTTGTCCCGTCGGTCACGCGCGAGGCACGCGACCCGGAGACGGGCGAGGCGGTTTTGGTGCAGACGCCGGTGCGTGCGCCGACGTGTGAGCGGGGACTGTATGACGACGGGGATTATCCGTTCATCTTTGACCGGCTGTTTCCCATCGAGGGCTCGATCTGCGGGTACGGATACATTGATATCGGCAAGGGCGCGCAGGAGCAGATTGACCGAATGGATCAGGCTATTGTGAAGAACACGATCATGGCGGCGACGCCAAGATGGTTCCGCCGCTCAGACGGGTCAGTTAATGAGCAGGAATACGCGGATTGGACGAAGCCGTTTGTGCATGTGGACGGGAATCTGGGACAGGACTCCTTACAGCAGGTGCAGGTCAATATGCTGCCGGGGATCTGCGTGCAGGTTTTGAACAACAAGATCGAGGAACTCAAATGGACGACGGGCAATACGGATGTGACGAACGGACAGGTTTCGTCCGGTGTGACGGCGGCCTCGGCCATCGCGGCTTTGCAGGAGGCATCCGGGCGCAGCTCACGCGCATCGACGCAGTCGGCATACCGGGCTTATGCGCGGCTGATCCGCATGGTGATCGAACGCATCCGGCAGTTTTACGATCTGCCGCGCAGGTTCCGCATTGTGGGCGCAGGCGGGGCAGAGGAGTTTGTGTCCTACTGCAACGCGCGGCTGAAGGCGCAGAGCATGGGGCCGGAGGCGCTCATGCGGATGCCGGTGTTCGACGTCAGTGTTGCGGCGCAGAAGCACACGGCCTATACGAAGCTGGCGCAGAACGAACTGGCGCTGCAGTTTTTCCAGCTGGGCTTTTTCCGGCCGGAGATGGAGACGCAGGCGCTGGCGTGCCTCGATATGATGGACTTTGACGGCAAGCAGCAGATCTTGCAGAAGATTCGCTCCGGCGCGGATGCGGCGGCGTGGCAGCGCATGGCGCTGACGCTGGCGGGGCGGTACGAGCCGGAACTGTATGCGCGGCTGGCGAGCTCGCCCTCACCGGAGGCTCCGGGCGGGATGCAGACGGCAAAGAAGCAGGACGCGGAGCCGGCCAGAGTGCAGCAAGCGCGCAGGCGCGCCGGAGAGGCGGCGCAGCCGGGATGATTGAGGTATGGCTGGGAAAAACGGCGCTGACGGTGCGCGGGCACGCAGGGTTTTCGCGGTATGGCAGCGATATCGTCTGCGCGGCGGCGTCAATGCTGGCGTTCGCGCTGGCGGAGGCGGTGCAGGCGGCGGGGCTGAAAACACCGCCGGTGATCGAATCGGGCTGCGGAGGCTTCCGGCTGGAAGTGTCTGCGGACAAACGGGAGCAGGCGCGGCTGGACGGCATGTTTGAGACGGTTCGCGCAGGATACCGGCTGCTCTCAGCGCGGTATCCGGACTATGTGCGGGTTTTGGGTGAACGTGACCCTGAAAATAAGTTGGAAAGACCCGAGTGTCGCCCGCTTGAAGGGCAGAAGGAGGAACGGAATGGAGAAGTTTGATTGGCTGCAGGCGTTTGCAGCAGAGCAGCAGGAGCAGCCGGAGCCGGGCGTATCGGCGGACGCCGCGCCGCAGGATGAGCAGGAGCGCGCAGAGGCGTTCCGGGCGCTCATCCAGGGACCGTATAAGAAGGACTATGACAGGCAGGTGCAGATGATCGTGCGCGAACGGCTGAAAAACTGCGCGAGAAGCGAGCAGGTGCTTAAATCGCTGAGCCCGGCGCTGCAGAAGACCTTCGGCGTGGACGCGGCGCAGCTCACGCCGGAACAGGCGGAGCGGCTGGCCGCGTGCGCACCGGAGGGGAAAGTCCCCGTGACAAAAGAGCAGCGCGAAGAGGCGATGCGGCAGGGGTATGAGGCGCTTCGGGAGCAGTTTGCGGCGGTGCGCGAGGCGTATCCGGGCGCGCAGCTGCACGAGGAGCTGGAAAGCCCCGTGTTCATGCGCCTGGTTATGCGCGGTGTGGATGCCAGAAGCGCCTACGAGTTGACACACTTGCAGGAACTTCGTGCAGGTGCGATGGCATACGGCGCAAGACGCGCACGCGAGGAATTGACGGCGGCCATGCAGGCGGGTTACCTCCGCCCGCGCGAGAGCGGCATGGCCCCGGCGGCTTTCGGCGCATTTGCCGAGAGTCCGGAGCATTGGTCCAGACAGACGAGAGAGGAACTGAAGGCGCGTGCCAGACGGGGCGAGACCGTCCGGCTCTAAGTAACCGCTGATAGCGCTTGCTGATTGCATCATCGGTTACATGAGGAAAGGAGAAGTTTTTATGAATCTGAAACAGGAACTGAATTTGCAGCTGTTTGCTGACGCGGGTACGCTGGTGAATGCCAGCGGCAATTATGTGAACGCGTATTCCGGCGAGACAAATGCCTTCCCGGAAGGAGGCGGCATGACGGCGTCCATGAAGACGTTTTACGACACGGAACTGCTGGAAAACGCACGGCCAGAACTCATTCATACGCAGTTTGCCCGCAAGCAGGCGCTGCCTGCCGGCCGCGGCAAGACCGTGGAATGGCGCAAGTGGAACACGCTTGAGGACGCGGGCGCGCTGACCGAGGGTGTGATCCCGACGGGTCAGAAGTTCGGCCAGAGCGCTGTGACGCAGGCGATCACCCAGTACGGCACCTATGTGTCCGTGTCCGATCAGCTGGAACTGCACGCCATTGACGATGTGATTTTGGGCGCGGCGGAGGAATTGGGCGCGTCTGCCGGTACGACGCAGGATAAGCTGGTGCGCAATGTCGCCGCAGCAGGCACGAACGTGCAGTACTGCGACAAGGTCGGCACGAACGGCGCGCATACCGCCGTCACCAGCCGCGCGGGGCTGGACACCACCGCAAAGCTGACGCCGGACGAGGTCAACAAGGCGGTGACGCTGCTGAAAAAACTCAAGGCCCCGAAAATTGACGGCAAGTACATTGCCATCATTCACCCGTCCGTTGCATACGATCTGCGTTCGTCCGAGGCGTGGATCGAGGCGCACAAGTACGCGGGTCTGACGGAACTGTTTACCGGTGAGATCGGCGAACTGCACGGCGTGCGCTTCATCGAGACGACCGAGGCCAAAATCTTCAACGGCGAGGGCTGCCCGGTCAAGACGGAGGCGGACGAATCCAAGGGTACGCCTGCGGTGTATTACAGCGTCTATGCAACGCTGTTTCTCGGCAAGGATGCCTATGGCATGATCGATCCCGAGGGCGGCAATCTGGAGATGATCATCAAGGACAAGGGGCAGGTCGGCGGACCGCTCAACCAGTTCTCGACGCTGGGCTATAAGTTCTCCAGTGCGGCGAAGATCCTGTATGAGGACCGTATGGTGCGCGTGGAAAGCTGCGGCGCGTATTCTGCCGAGGACGAAGCAAACTGAGGAAGCAAGATGGAGACCGGCGCAAGCCGGTCTCCGGAGAAGACAGGACAGGAAGGGAGAATTGTCATGGAAAACGCATTTGCAGGTATGAAGACCATCACACTGCCGCGCGCGGGCGGCACGGAGCAGCAGTCGGTGTTTGTCTGCGTCAACGGACGCACGTTTCAGGTGCCGCGCGGCAAGGCCGTCGAGGTGCCGGAGCCGGTGTATGAGGTGCTGGAGAATGCCAGGCGGCAGCTGGAGGCGGCACGGAAGATCGAAGATGAACTGGCCGCAGGCTAAAGGCGGCAGGACGAAAGGAGGCGGGGCACATGACCATCCGCGAGGCGCTTGAGACGGTTGATCGGCTGAAACCCAATCAATATGGCAGCGCAGACAAGCTGCGCTGGTTGTCGGAACTGGACGGAGCGGTATACCGCGAGATCCTGACGCAGCATGAAATGGACGTCCCGGCGTTCGCGGGCTACACGCCGGAAGCGGATCTGGACGGAACGGTACTGCTGATCGCGTGGCCGTATGACGAAATTTACCGGTGGTATCTGGAGATGAAGATCGATGATGCCAACGGGGAGATGACGAAGTACAACAATTCCGCCGCCAAGTACAACATGTACTATCAGGCATACCAGAATGCATGCAACCGGGCGCATCTGCCGAAGAGCAAAGCGGCGTATTTCAGACTGTAGGGGGGATGCGGGGTGTTTTATCCGAAGCTGACGGAGCAGCGGCAGCAGACGCTGACCACCGAAGCGTTCCTCGGCTATGATCACAATCTGAAGCTTTCAGACGGGGAATTATATGACATGGAGAATCTGACGTCGGACAGCTATCCGCTGCTTGCGCCGCGGGCGCGGCGGGGGACGGCGCAGGCGCTTTCCGGAGTGCAGGCAATCTGCGCGCGGGATGCGCTGTGCTGGGTGCAGAATCAGGTCTTGTACATCAATGGCGCTTCCATGGAGGCCTACATGCCGTCGGTGAACATCAAGGCGGGAGAAAAGCAGCTTGTTTCCATGGGCGCATATTTGTGCATCTTTCCGGACGGGATCTATTTCAATACCGAGAAGTATTCTGACAACGGCTATATGGGGCAGGAGAATGTGATCGACGCGGAGAGCGAGAACGTGGAAATCTCCCTTTGCCTTGCTGACGGGTCGGCACTGACGGTGAGTTATGCACAGGCCGCGCAGCCGGAGAGCCCGTCAAACGGACAGTACTGGCTGGACACATCCGGCAAACTCCACACACTTAAGCAGTGGGCGGAGGCGTCGGGGCAGTGGGTATCCGTGCCGACGGTATATCTGAAGCTGTCGGCAAACGGCATCGGCAGGGGATTCAAGCAGTATGACGGTATCCAGCTGTCGGGTCTTGCTGGAAACGAACAGATCGAGAAGCTGAACGGCAGTCAGATCCTTTACGCTGTGGACGAAAGTTATATCGTGATCGTGGGGCTTGTTGATGAGACGGCGAAGGTCACGAGCGGGACGGTGAAGACGGCCCGGCGCGTGCCGAGCATGGACTTCATCACAGAATGCGGCAACCGGCTCTGGGGCTGCAAGTACGGCGTGGCGGACGGGAAGACGGTGAATGAGATCTACTGCTGCAAGCTGGGCGATTTTAAAAACTGGGCGTGCTATCAGGGTGTGGCGACGGATTCGTGGCGGGCAAGCTGCGGTACGGACGGGAAATGGACGGGCGCGGCGACGCTGGCCGACAGTCCGGTGTTTTTTAAGGAGGACTGCTTCCACCGGGTGTATCCGTCGGCGACGGGGGCGCATCAGGTGGTCGTGCAGAAATGCGCGGGTGTGCAGAACGGGTCAAGCAAGAGCCTCGTTGTAGTGGACGACCGGCTGTATTACAAGTCGCGCATGGGCGTGTGCGTGTATGACGGAAGTCTGCCGCAGGAGATCGGAAGCTGCTTCGGCACGGGGCTTTACTACAACGCCGTCGCGGGCGGCGTGCGTGGGAAGTACTTCATCAGCATGGAGGATGAGGCACATCAATGGACATTGTTCGTCTACGACACGCGAAAGGGGCTGTGGCACAAGGAAGACAGCGTCCACGCGGAGGACTTCGCGCGGGTGGACGATGAACTTTATTTCCTCGAAAACGGAACGCTCAAAACCGTGTACGGCAGCGTCGGAACGCTGGAAGGAGCGGTCGAGTGGATGGCGGAGACGGGGATCATGACGTATGGGCTCGTCGGGAAAAAGTATGTCTCGCGCATCAATCTGCGGATGCAGCTGCTGAGGGGCTCCTCTGTGGATTTCTGGGTGCAGTATGATTCGGACGGCGTGTGGCGGCACTGCGGACATATCGAGGGCCGGGGGCTGCGTACCTTCCTGCTGCCGGTCCGGCCCGCAAGGTGTGACCATCTGAGATTCCGGCTGACGGGAAAGGGCGAGATGAAGCTGTTCAGCCTGGCGCGGGTGCTGGAAGGCGGAAGCGATGTATAACGCGTTCTGTAGGGGCCGATGCCCACATCGGCCCGGCAGAATGCACGTCCGAAACGAAAAACGCTGCGGCGAAATTGAAGGTTCCCAGTGGGCCGGTGTGGGCATCGGCCCCTACAACGTACGGAAGGAGGTGCAGAGGATATGGGAAGTTTAACGCTTGCATATCCGTCCATTGCGGGGAAGACGACGCAGGAGCAGCTGGAGAGCATGCGGCGGTATCTGTGTTCCGTGACAGAGCAGCTGAATCTGGCGGACTGGTCGGCGAAGGCAGCGCTGACGGAGATCGCACAGGTCATTGACGCGGACGGGCTTCCGGAGGAGGAAAAGAAGACCACGCTTTCCGGCTATGCGGCTTTAAAGTCCCTCATCATCAAGACGGCGGATTTCGCGGCGGCGAATTCGGAAACGTGGTCAGCAAAGCTGTCCGGCAGCTATGTGGCAATCTCGGATTTTGGAAAGTATCTTGAGAAGACGCAGCTGACGATCGAGGGAAACTCCGTCGGAATTAAACAGCTGTATGATTACACGGCAGGCGTGAACAATGCGTTTTCCGTGAATGCGCAGCAGTACATCAAGACGGGGCTGCTCTACTACAACGACGTGACGCCGGTGTATGGCGTGGGCGTGGGCAATATTGAAACGACCGTGACGGACAGCGGCGGAAAGATTGTGGATCGAACGAAAAACGAACTGCTGACCGTGACGCCGAAACGCATTTCCTTCTGGCAGGAGGGGCTGGAGGTCGCGTACCTGTCGGGCAAGAAGCTGCATTTTCCGTCCGGAACGCTGGAGGCCTACAACGCGAAGCTGACCGGGACGATCACGGCGGCGGCAGGCTCGGCCTTTGGGCCGTGGACGATTGCGGACGGGAGCATCTACCGCGTGGAAAACGCGTTCGGCAGCAGCGCGGGTATGTATTTCGGGACGGGCGGCCTCTCCGTATCAGACCGGTTTCAGGTGGACGCGAACGGATATCTGACGTGCTCGGGCGCGAGTATCTCCGGCGCGATCAGAGCCACGAGCCTGAATGTGACGGGCGCAACCATCACGGGGCTTACAGTCGATGCGGCAAACGTCACTGGCAATTTGTCTGCTTCGCGTATCAACGGCGGCATTCTGGATTTCAACAACTTTTCGGTCAATCACCTGTCGGCAAACGACATTACAACGGGGCTTTTATCGGCGGACTATATCAAGCTGGGCGGCGATATGGCGGTATACGATGCGCTGAACAGCGGTACTGTCGGCGGATGGCTCGGCTATACGACGGGCACCTACGGCGGCGCGGGGATCCATATGCAGAGCGGACTCGGCGAGGTCGTGGCGACGACGAGCGGCGCAAAGCTTTGCTATGGTGGCAATACGCTGTCCGTCACGGAGGGCGGCGCGCAGACGAACTGCCGAACGGCGGTGGGCGGCGATCTGGTCGTAAGCGGCAGCGCGGCTCCGGCGTATGACGGCGCGGGATCACTCGGGTTTTCTGATTACCGGTGGTCGGTCGTGTATGCGCAGACGGGCACGATCACCACATCTGATCGGGAGAAGAAAACGGAAATTTCGTATGAGTTGGAACGCTATGATACGCTGTTTGAGAAGCTGCGTCCGGCAAGCTACCGGCTGAAAAACGGTGCGTCCGGCAGGACGCACACAGGTCTTGTTGCGCAGGATGTGGAGCAGGCGCTCCGGGACAGCGGTCTGACGGGGCAGGACTTTGCGGCCTTTGTGAAAACGCCGCGAAAGGACGGCAGTGCAGATTACGGCCTGCGCTATGAGGAGTTGATCACCCTGTGCATCCGGCAGATCCAGAGGCTGCAGACAAGGGTGAGGAAATTGGAGGAAACGGCATGAGTAAGCTTTCAAATGCGATTGGCGCGCTGCGTGCTGGGCTTGTGGAGGCGGTCAACGCCTCCGGGCTTCCGCCGTGCGTCGTCGGGATGGTGCTCGATCAGGTGCGCACGCAGGTGCGGCTGCTCGAAGCGCAGGAGGACGCGGAAGCAGAGGAGAAAAAGGAGGAAGACAATGGCGCTTTACAGAGTGCAGGGTAACGGAAAGGCTCCGGTGGGCTTGCAGGTGGGCGACGAGGTTGTGACGGGCGGCGGCACATACCGCATTCTTGGCGTAAATGCCGACGGCAGCTACCGCAGTTCGCTCAGCAACAAGTATCAGACGATCTATAACTATCGCGGCAGCTACGGGACGCCTTCTGCCGGTCAGACAGACGCGGCGCAGGTCAGAACGCCCGGCTATACGCCGTCCGGCGCAGCAAGCGAGGCAAAGGCGGCGCTGGATCGGGTGCTGGCGGAAAAGCCCGGAAGCTATACGTCCCGGTGGGACAAGGAACTTGACACGCTTTATGACCAGATTGCGAACCGGAAGGCATTTTCCTACGATCTGGGTTCGGATCCGCTGTACCGGCAGTACCGTGAGCAATATCAGAGTGCGGGACGGCTGGCAATGGAGAACACAATGGGTGCGGCGGCAGCGCTCACGGGCGGCTATGGCTCAAGCTACAGCCAGCAGGCGGGGCAGCAGTCGTATAACGCGTATCTGCAGAAACTCAACGAGGTCGTGCCGGATCTCTATGCGCAGGCGCGCAGCCAGTATGACCGCGAGGGGGCGGCGCTCTCTGAGCGCTATGCGCTGATCAGCAGCCGCGAGAAGAGCGACTATGACCGCTATCGTGATCAGGTGACGGATTATTACGCTGCGCTGTCCGACGCGCGCAGTGCGTACCAGAGCGAGGCGCAGCGCAGCGAAACTCTGGCGCTGCAGTACGCGAAGCTGGCGAACGACAATTACTGGAACGAGCTGAACTATCGCTCCGACCGGGAGGACGCGGCAAACGCGCAGTACTGGAAGCAGCTTGCCTATGCGGACAAGCAGGCTGCGGCGGCGGAAAAGGCGGCGCAGGCCCGGCAGAAGGCGGCGCAGACGGGCAAGACGAAGGACAAGCAGACAAAACGTTCATCCTCCCTTGCCAGAGGCAGAGGCGAAAAGCGCAGCAGAACAGCGCCCGGCACGGCGCGCCGCGACGAGATCAACTGAAAAAGCCAGGGGGAGGAGAGCAGATGACAAAGCTTCCGGGTGCAAAGCCAAGCCCACGCATTGCGGGCGGCGTGCTGCGCTGGTACGCGGGCGACACGTTTTCCGTGACGCTGGCGCTGGAACTGCGCGATCAGGACGGCGAGACGGTTTCTGTCGGCGCGTCCGACAGTCTCACGGTCAGCTTCTTTGATGCGTCGCACACGCCGGTGCATACGTTTCAGTTTGACCGCGTGACGGGAGGGCAGGCAACGCTGACGTTCGACGATACGGTCAGTGCAAAATTTCCAAGGGGTGCGTATTTTTATGACATTTTATATACGCATGGCGACAAAACAACGCTTGCGCGGGACAACCGCGCGGCGGCAGAGTGAGGTGCGGATATGCGGGTAGAGATTCCGAATGCGATCACAGTGACCATTGGCGGCCTGATCTCCAGAGGCGTGAGAGCGGTTGCAGTCACGGAAGGGGGGAGGCTCGTCTTCACGCTGACGGATGGCAGCACTGTTGACCTTGGCAGCGTCGTGGGGCCGCAGGGTCCGAGAGGCGTGACAGGCGCAGAGGGGCCGAAGGGCGAGACAGGTGCACAGGGCCCAAAGGGTGATACCGGTGCGCAGGGCCCGAAGGGCGAAGCCGGCGAACGCGGCCCGAAGGGCGAAACTGGTGCACAGGGGCCCAAAGGCGATACGGGTGAGCAGGGGCCAAAGGGCGAGACAGGTGCACAGGGCCCGAAGGGCGAAACCGGCGAACGCGGCCCGAAAGGTGAGCCGGGCGCACAAGGCCCAAAGGGCGATACGGGCGCGGGCTTTCTGGTGAAGGGATATTACGCGACGGCCTCCGTGCTGGAGGCGTCCGTGCAGAATCCAATGGCAGGCGATGCCTACGGCGTCGGGGCATCGGAGCCGTATGACATTTATATTTTTGACGGCGTAACAGAAAGCTGGATCAACAACGGGCCGCTTCAGGGCGCGCGAGGTGAAAAAGGCGACAAGGGAGAGCCCGGCGAGGCCGGGACTCCGGGACGGGACGGTGCGGATGGTACAGACGGTCAGAATGGCGAACCGGGGCAGAACGGCGCGACCTTTACGCCCTCCGTATCCACAGACGGCGTTCTCAGCTGGACGAACGACGGTGGAAAGGAAAATCCGGCAAGCGTGAATGTCAAAGGCCCGGCAGGAGCACCTGGGAAAGACGGCTCCGCCGGTGCGCCCGGCGCAGACGGCGAACCGGGGCAGGACGGCACGACCTTTACACCATCTGTATCCGCAGACGGCATTCTCAGCTGGACGAATGACGGCGGGAAGGAAAATCCGGCCAGTGTGAATATCAAGGGGCCTGCAGGGGAAGCGGGACCGGGTTCGGAGTTGTTCTATGTCGGCTGCGGTATTCATGCCGAGGATACTTATGATCAAAGTGTCACGCACACCAAGACATATGACGAAATCCTTGCAGCTTATAAGGCTGGGAAAGCGTGTTATGCAAGAGTGAAACTCTTTGGGGAATACAATACGAACCTCCTGCTTCTTCCGCTTGCGGAAGTGGATGAAGCGTTTGGGTATGTCAATTTTGCATTGACAAAGATGACGCAGGGCGATACGTCGGAAGAACTGATGGTTTATTACGTCCATATTGACTCGGATGGCAATGCAGAAGGCTACTGGGGTACACGGTATACGCTATCCGGCAGCGAGAAATTCCTGCCGAGCGTCACAGCGGCCGATAATGGGAAGTTTATGTGCGTTGCGAACGGGGCGTGGAGCGCCGTCACGGTGCCGGATGCGGAAGGAGGGTCTTACTGATGTCACGATGTATGACGGACACGGATAATCTGACTGCAGTTGCCGACGCGATCCGTGCCAAGGGCGGCACGTCCGCGCAGCTGGTCTATCCGGCAGGGTTCGTTTCCGCGATTCAGGCAATTCAGACCGGGATCACGCCGAAGCTAGTCGTGACCACCTCTGCGGGGGCGGCTGTCACAGCGGTAAAAGGCTCAAAAACAGTCAGCGGAACTGCCGGAACAGACGGAACATGCACGCTGGAAATCCCGGAGGCGGGAGAATGGAGTGTAACGTCAACAGCAAACGGACTGAGCGACACGCAGAGCATCGTGATCGGAACGCAGAGCATGTCGCTGTTTTCGGTCGATCCGGTTTTTGCAAACAACTCCTGGGCGGGCGTTGTAACGGCCTGCCGCAGAGGGAACGTGCCGTCCGCATGGGCTGTGGGCGACAGCATGCTTATGACGATCGGCGGTGTAGATTATCAGGTCGATATCATCGGCAAGAGCCATGATGATTATGCAGACGGCTCCGGCAAGGCCCCGCTGACGTTCCAGTTACATGACTGCTACGGTACGGGGTACGGCATGAATGACACAGAAACGGTCATAGGTGGCTGGAAGAGCAGTAAAATGCGCACAGAGTATCTGCCGTCCATTCTGGCGCTTATGCCGGAGAACGTTAAAAACGGCGTCCGGGAGGTCAGCAAGAAGAACGCAGCAACATCATCTTCTATTGTAACTTCGGCGGATAAACTGTTTCTGCTCTCGGAAATTGAGATTTTCGGCAGCTGGACGATTTCCGCTGCGGGCGAAGGAACGCAGTACAGCTATTATACGTCCGGCGGAAGCACCAAGAAGGCGATGAACGGCGCTCCCGCGACGTGGTGGCAGCGGTCACAGAACTTTGCAGGCGCAGGCGGCTTCGGCTTTGTCGGACAGCAGGGCGGCACAAACGGCGGCGATATTACAAATCTGTACGGCGTGAGTTTCGCATTCTGCTTTTAAGGAGGAGACGCATGGAATATCTGAAAGCAAACGGAACAGAGATTCCCGCACAGGTCTGCGGAAAGCAGATCGACCGCGACTGGGACGGCCGCGCGTCCAGAACGGTGACGCTCACCATGGCGTATGCGCAGGCTGCGCAGCTGTTTGTGGACGGACTGAACTGGGCCATTGTGCGGCGCGGGGATGACGCGCATGGAACAGCACAGGAGCAGGACTGCTCCGACTACTGTGTTGCAGGGCCGATTACAGACAACCGGGATGGGACGCTCACGGTTAAAATGGGCCAATATACACAGCTGGAGAAAGCGCTGCAGGAACTGGAGGAAGCACTGACATGACGAGACTGGAGCGGGAAATGCTCGCGCGGATCAAAGAGCGGCTGGCTGGGCTGGATCCCGCTGCGGCTGAAAAACTCGCGGCGCTTATGCCGGTGCTTGCGCGCTTCGCGCAAAGTTATGAAGCGCTCGGTGCGGCGGCAAAAAGAACCATCGGGACGCTTCTGCCGGAGTTAGCTGCGCTGCTTGCGGCAGCGGAAGGAGCGATGCGATGAATGCAGAGCAGGCAGGTGCGTTTTTCGTGCTTGTGAGTGTGTGCAGCGGACTCGGCTCCATTTTGAGTCTGCTGCTGCTTCTGGCAAAGCCGATGCGGGAACGGCTGTTTGGCCTCAGCGCAATCCGCGATGGACAGAAATGTATGCTGCGCGCGGACATGCTGGCGGCATATTATAAACACAGAGAAGAAAAAACCATCCGGCAGTATGAATATGAGAATTTCCTCTATGAATATAAGGCGTACAAGGCGCTGCGCGGCAATTCGTTCATCGAGCGCATTGCCCGTGAGGTCGCCGAATGGGAGATCGTGACATGAGTAACCGCAGGCAATTTGATCATCGGTTGCATGAAAGGAGTATTTGAAGATATGGAACAGTTTTTGAAGCGCATTGAAAACCTGCTGACGGTCAAGTCGATCGTGACGCTGGCGCTGACGGCAGTTTTCGCCTGTCAGGCAATCAAGGGTGAGGTCAGCCAGGACTTTATGATGATCTATACGACGGTCATCGCGTTTTACTTTGGAACGCAGGCGCAAAAGCTGCAGAGCGGCGCGGATGTGCGGCATGACGACGGCGCATCCGAGTAATTACACGAAGGGCCGCAGCGCGCGCATTGAGTTCCTTGTGCTGCACTACACGGCCGGGCACAACGACTCCGCCGCGGGGAATCTCCGATATTTTGCGTCCCCGCGCGGGGCCTCGGCCCACTATTTTGTTGACCGGGACGGCTGGCGGCAGTCGGTCAGCGACAAGGACACGGCGTGGTCTGTCGGCACGGCAGGTATCTATACGCAGAAGCACCCGCGCTGCCATAACGGCAACTCGATCTCCATCGAGATGTGCTGCCGGTATGACGCGGGGCGGTACTGGCTGGAGGATGTGGTCGTGGCGAACGCGGCGCTGCTGACAAGAAAGCTGATGCGCAAATACGGCATTCCGATCGAAAACGTGCTGCGGCATTATGACGTGGTCAGCAAGCGGTGCCCCGCGATGTGGGTGGACGATGAGAACGCGTGGTTCGCGTTCAAACGGCAGGTCATGGAGGTGATGGAGATGACGAAGGAGGAGTTGCTTTCTCTGAAGGACACGGGCGACTATCCGTCCGACTGGGCGCGGGAAGCGACACAGTGGGCCAAGCAGACCGGCGTTTTTACCGGCGACAGCACGGGCAACTTTGGTTGGCAGCAGCCGGTCACGCGCGAAGCCGTGGCAAAGCTGCTGTACGAATATGATCAGATGCGCAGCGTTGACAGCGGTGCGGCGGACATGGTAAAATAA